CTTATTACTCCATCAGCAGTATAATAAATTGGAATAGAACTACCACCCATATTAATAACAGCAGTATCCCATCCTTCACTATCATTTACATCTATTGTATGATTAGCATTATCATGTAAAAATATAAGTGTTTCATTTGCACTATTACCATCTAGTTGCCTATCACTAGACATAGTAAATAAACCTCTATTCTTAAGAATACTTGTTGCATTACCATCAGCAGTAGATGCGACTGTACTACCTAATGTTTTTATTTTACCAACAGCATCTATTGCTACGTCTTGTATAGAAGGAGATTCTATTTGTCTTATATCTCTAGGGTCAGAATTACTATTAAGACCTCCATGAAAACCTTCAATTTTAAAAACTTCTTTAGGCATTATCTGCCTCTAGAATCTTCGTATTCTATATCTTCTACTATATATCTCTGAGCAGTTTCTGGAAGTTCGCAAACAGCACAATCTTCTGTACTAAAGTCTGTACCATTAGCATATGCTATTTTATCGTGTTTAAAAACGTCTAATCTAAGACCGCCTTCTTTACCAGATATACGGCCTCCACCTCTTGCTATTTCCTGTAAGGTATCATCCTGTTCAACAATGCTTTTCTTTTCTTGCATCCTCCACACTCCTTTATTTTGCCTCTAGTAACTACGTTAATAGCTCTACCGACTGTATCTCCGAAGCCTGTATCGTCTCCGAATAAATCTACATTTATCTTCATTAATATGAACTAGCTTGTTTAGCTAATCTTTTTTTCATTCTAGAATTAGCAGCTATAGCTCTATCTTTTCCTCTTTTAGCACTTTCATCTTTAACACTAGTATCTGGTTTTTGAGTCATTTTCTTTTTACCATAACTTTGACAATCAGACATAGATTTATAACCCATTGCTTTCCAACCTACTTTACACTTTGCTTTACTTGGCATCTTTTTTTTCCTTTTATTATATGTTCTACGCATGCCTCCAGTTTTTAAAGAACTACCACGACCTGTATCTTTACTAGATACATCTGCTAATCCTATAACATCAGACATTATTTTCCTTTACTTATTTTTTTCTTAGCCATTGCTCTATTTCCATAAGCACCTACTAATCCTGCTCCAATTGCTCCTAAACCTGATTTAGTTGCTTTTGCACCTGCAACTCCACCTGCTACATAACCTTTAATACCTGCTTTTGACATTCTTTCTTTTTCTGCACTAGTTAATTTACGACACGCTTTTGTTTTCATATCATAGACTTTTCCAAATCCACATCGTTTACTTTTTTTAGGTCTTCCTTTTTTAGACCCATATGTTCCTTTACCTGCTGGCATAATATACTCCTGTTATTTTTTCCAACTTATTCGTTTACTGCTCGTTTTCTTTTTCATAGCAGAAGTACATTGAGCCATTGTAGGTCTGCATGCTGGGTATGATTTTCGTTTTTCACCTTTACGTCTTCCACATGGTTTTCCAGTTTTACAATCTACCCAACCTTTACCTTGATTGCGAGAAAACCATTTTCTTAATCCTTCTTTAGCCACTACTTCTTTTTTCTATGAGGAATTGTTTGAACTTTAAATGAAGCAGTAAGACTAGCTCCTTTATGAGCTTTATATCCACCTCTTGGATTTTTCATAAGTTTTACACCTCTACCAGATTTCATCCAATGATAACCTTTTGGTGCTTTTACTTTTTTATTCATTACTTCTTACCTTTTTTACTAGAGTTACCCCAATTAGCTGCTCCAACTTTTCTGCATTTACTTAATGCACCTGAAGCATATGCTGATGGCCATACTTTATATCTTGCTTTTACTTTATAATAACAAGCATCTTTCTTAGACATTTAACACCTCCAACGTCTTCTAGCTGCGCAAATTCTCTTATCAGGAGTCTTTGAACAATTAATTCCATGCATTCTCATTTGACCTGCAGAACGACTACAATAACTCTTTCTACGTTTTGCTGATTTACTACCAGCTTTTACTTTACCAGTTACTGCTGTTTTTAACTTAGAACCTGGATTCATTCGTCTATAAGCTGCTACACCTGCTCGTGTCATTCCAGCTCCAGACTTAGTGGACCGAAAGTTCTTTTTATTTTTAGCAGGCATTTTACCTTGTTTGCGAGCCATTTTATAATCCCATTCTTACTAATACTTTATCAAGTTTATCTTGTAAGTATGCAATAGATTCTTCTATTTCTTGTATTCTACTTTCTTCAATAGAAGGTTTTACTTTTTTAACTTTAGATTTTTTACTATCCATTATTTCCACACCATTCTAATAGCTACAGATAAGATGTCCATACTTTCTTTTGCGATAGCTTGTTTCTCTTTTGCAGACAATTTACCATCTTTCATAGCTTCATTATATTTTTCAGCTACATCTTTAAATTCTTTTAAGATAGGTCTCCATTTAACTGCTACAACGCTCATATAACCACCAATTAAAATAGCAACTAAGTATGCAAAATTATTTAATGATAACCATTCCATTATTTATTCTCCTTTAGTATTTGTTTTATTTCTGCAATGTCTTCCATCATTACATCTAGTTTGTAAGTTATTAAATTTCTATCAGCAATTACTTCCCTTTTATCTGCTTTTAATTCTAATTCTTTTTTTAGTAAATCAACATCATACTTCATAAATCCAAATGCTAATGTTACAGAGCAAATTAAAGCTATTATAGTTACAATGTTTTCAAGTGATATATTAGTATTTAACTTCATTAGTGTTTTCCATTTAATCTGCTTATAACTCCTTTGATTTCAGATACCTGATTATCTAAGTCGTTTATTTCTTTGGTTAAGTCATCAAATTTTCTATCTAACTTTTCATCAGACTTATTCCATCTATCTATTAATTTTATAACCATTCCTTCCATATTTTCAAGAGTTTCGCTCTGTCCCTTGTTTTCTATCTTCAATTCTTCTATTGCGTTGGCTTGTTCGTTTCCTCTTTTGCTCATTGAGTATACTAAGTACACTAATAAAGCCCCTACGACACCTATCATACCCGCTTCGCTGTAAATCTCCATGAAGTTCATTTTTACTCTTTTTCTTTTTTAATACACTTTTCGCAGACTCCAAGATATATTTCCCCTTTTGGTTTATTACAAAATATGCAATAATATGGGATTTTTTTCATCGGACTCTCCGTAGTTCCCTGTTAATAAAATAGTTATGATTAAAGTCATCTTCAGTTAAGATTACTTTCTTTTTCTTTTTTTCTTTCCCCAACTTAAAGGGTTTAAATTTAATTCTGTTTCGTACCATTCTAATTGTTCTTGCATCTTACTTATTTTTACTTCTTCTTCTGCTATATGTTTATTGACAAGTTCTTCAATGTTAGTGTCAGCGAGTTCCACTCTTCGTTCAAGTTCCTTAATTCTATTTTCAACTTGTAGGTACGAATAAACAAGTCCAGCGATAACCACAACTGACTGAATAAGCCACTTAATATTGATAGATATAATAGCGTTGTCATCGACCATAGCTCCACGATACGACCTTGCCGTTTTAGGTTTGGCATTACTCATACCTCATAACCAGCTATACTCCAACCACCATCACAACTTCCAAGAAGAACTAATCCACCAAGCACTATTATTAAAAATGCTATAATAGATACATAATCTTTCCAATCTTCGTTCATATCACCATCCACCAAGCAGCTGCTGTTTCAACAAATATATCTGAAGCAGTATTAATTGCCCATCTTTGTTTTGTTCCATATGTTTCCTCTGTACCTTCAACATATACTTCGAATATTTCCCATGCAATACCTATGATTAATACCCATAAGACTGCCCATAAATCTGATGCACCTAACCATTGTGCTACTTTTGCTATAAATAAACCAGCTGCTATATGATAAGATGTCCACCCATCTAATGCACCTGAACTAACTTGCCAACTATAAAATGTTGCTAAAGGATTTTTCATTTAATTAATACTTTCTGATTGTTTAATTCCTTGACCATTATTAAACCAACTCACTTGTTTGTTTTCATCTTGCATTAACATTTTAGTATATAGTAAATCTAAATGTTTTATAAGCATTGCTACTTCTGGCATATGAATGACTAATTCTTTTTTAGAAGAAGGTTGTTCTTGTTTTTTTTCAACACTATTTTGTTTGTTATATATTTCTGCTAATGTCATTTCTTTATATGTTTTGCACCAAAGTTTTCTACAATTCTAGATAATAATTCTGCTTTAGTTTCACTATCACTATAACTAATACTACGTAAATCATACCATGCTTTTATTTCTGCTTTAGTATTTGATTCATCAGGAAACTCAGATTGTAACGTAGCGATACCACCTATTACTTGATGCTTACCTACTATAACCCTACCATGAGTATATCCACAATTATCTTCACATTGAGACACATAATATTCTTCTATATTTTTAAAACTATCAGAACGTCTTACAATAGTACCATCTATTTCAACAAAGTAATCATAACCACTAGAAGGGTAAGTCAAGGTTTCAACAGTTCCATCAGCATACGTTTTAGTACGTACAGCATTAGGAGTTGTGTTACGATGTAACCTGATTCGTTT